AGACACCTGATCCGGTAACAGTAAACACAGGGCGCGTACCGTACAAACTAATCGAAGGAACTGCACCCTGTGCGGTTACCATTAGGTCTGACGCCCATGCAGGTTGGTTAGTGGCAATCTGTGTGCCAATGTCCATTCGACCAATGCCTGTTGACGTAGCATCAATATTTTTGTACGAGAACCAAACAAACCGTCCTTGTGAGGCAAACGCATCTACTTGGCCAACCTCAATTAATGGTCCCACGACAAGGTTCCCGTTTGTGTCCGAAGATGCAAACCGAAACCCTGTAGTCGTGCCAATCAATACGTAACCCAAGTAAGAATCCAGTGCTGTAACGATTTCGCCTTCAGGTAATTCGGCTGCCACAGTTGGTGCATCCAAAGCTGTACCATCAGTTTTGATAGTGGTCTTATAGATCAATGATGTTTGACCAGAAAACCCTGCGGCATAAATATGGTTTTGTCCACCAGCGAACCCCACCCATGTCCAACCGCTGTTCCCGTGAGTAAACAACCCTGCGCCTGGACCGCCACCAGTAATAAAGTTGTAGATCGTAGGTCCAGCAGCAGCCATCAAGCGGCCTTTGGTATATTTGATTTTAGTAAACGTGTCCGTACCTGTGATGTAGGAACTGAACACGCCCGTAGAAGTGTTCGTGTAATGAATGCCGCTACCAGCAAACGCAGCCCACACGTTGTAACCGTCACTTGTCATCGAACCAACATCCCCACCAGGTTCGCCTGTGCAGTTGGTTGGACTGGCGGTAAGGCTTGTGTAGAACGTCACGTTGCCACCCGAAGCCACATACAGGCGTGTGCCAGCAACAATAGATTTTAGTGTCGCAGCAGCATCAGACAGGATCTGAGTGGTGTCTTTTAACAACGACAAACTGCCGTTACTCCAAACGTCTACACCTTTAGATGTATTAAATCGATACGGTTCTGCGTCGGCTGTATCTGAGCGTTCTTGCCCAGCACCGTAGTGCCAAGACGATTGCGATCTACGCCAGAGACCCTGAGAGTTGATGGATGCTTCGCCAGGTTCAGCTGACTGGTCAACCGAGTCACGCACACGATCGTCGTACTGACGAGTAAATTCGCCAGACTTACTGTCAACAATGTATGATCTACCGTTGATTGCTACCGGGAACACAAAGGGAACCAGTGGGGTAATTGAGCCACCCGAATAGAATGCGCCGCCGTTTGTAAATGGGCTTTTGAAATCGAGTAGCGCTGCCACACGTTAAACCCTAATTGTTAATGGATATTGTTTTGCCAATTTGGCGGCTTCGGCAATGATGCGGTCTCTACGCAGTCTGAGTATATTGGCCACAGATCCGCCTACGGCACCTGCGGGAACTTCGTCAGACCTACGGGTGTCTCCTTGTGACTCTGTAAAGTTGCGCTTAACTTCTCGTGGAGCCAACATACGAGACATCATTCCATATTCAAGAATGTCTTCCATAGACACTGGCAGGAATGAAACTGTTTGCAGGTTGTCGGCTGTAGTTGTAGCGCGCACAAACGGTGCACGATAACGGACTCGTAATGTCCCAGCCATAGTGCGTTGATCTAGGGTAATGGCAAACGTAGAAGCAAAGTCTGCAGTTGGCAAATCGCGTGCCAACCTAGCCCCACGAAGCGCAACAAAATCGTCTGACAGGTACCGCAAACGGACATCAATAAGGTCAATAACGCTTGATGCGGAGGGTATGTTGATCTGTCGATCGGATCCGTTGTATGAAAGATCAACAGTAATAACCCTATACAAACCGTTTAGTGGGCTAGAAAGGTCATCAATGTCCTGGTTTAAGACATCAAGTAATTGCTGCTGCGGAAACCGAGGGTTGTATACAACAATGGCACCGCTGGTGTGCGCCGCAGCTGTTGTTCCGGCGTAAGCCCGTTCAACAGTAGCTGTTAGGGTTGCAGTATCAACCGACCAAACGTACATAAGTTCTGAGTCAATTTCAAAAACTGCCCCAGCCCGAATAGAGTTCAGCGCGTATGTCATAACAATCGACGTAGCGGCAGAGTTAACTGTTGTAGCTAACTTGTTCCGTTCTTCGACCGTTCCCGACAATAGTTGTCGCGAAACACGGTTGATGAGTGCACCAGCGGTAGACATTTGTTAGTAGTTTTTTGCTTTCCTCATTGGTTTGCCGGTTTTCTTGGCTTCTTTTTTAGCTGCGGCTTTACCTTTTGGTGTGTATGCAAACTCTTTTTTTCCAACCATTGGCATGATTGTACCTTTCTATATGTGTAGCAAGCGGTCCGGGAGAACTCCCGAGTTTACTTGCCATTTTTCCTGTGCTCTCGACTCTACATTAGCACTTCCATCTATCTGCTTAGGTTGAGTTCCGTCTGCGCGCAACCTCTTGTATGCAGCCAAATCTTTTGACAAAGTGGACTCACGTACGTTTTCTGACCTGAACTTGTCACTGACTCCAATGGTGAGTCCGCTAATGCGACAAGCAAAACATCCGTCTACATCTAGGGTTGGGTGTGTTTCTGCATGTTTCATGTGATGTTCGCTCCATATCCTGCTGCAACTAGGTCAGTATATTCATCTTCTGTAAGGGCATGTACGTGTCCACCATGGAACACTTTGATGTAGTTGTCTGGTGACCATGGATCGTTTTCGGTAAACGAAAGATCGTTAAGCTGGTATACATTCTTGCCACGCTCAAATGGCTCAAAGCGCCTGCCTAGCTTGTTGGCTATCTTGTCTCCGTGGAGAAGCATGAATGGACCAACAAGTTCTACCGGTGGTCGGAACATGTGGAACTTGTAATGGACGGAGGCTGCGGAGCCAGTTCCTGATCCAGTAGCCGTCCTGAAGTGTGCCCGTGCAGCAACCGTAACTGACGATCCCGTTCCCGTATCCGACGCAGTACGGAGGACCTTGAGGAGTTGTAGGGTTGACGACGTCCCCGTGCCAGATGCAGTAGCAGTTCGTGGTGAAACATGAAGTTCTATTGTAGTTGATGAACCTGTACCAAAACCGCTTCCAGTAACAATTCTTGATAGGACTTGTGACACAGTGGAAGAACCGGTACCAGCAGAAGCACTGCCGACCCTGACTCTAACTTTAATTTCAACAGTGGTACTTGTTCCAGTGCCGCTACCTGTTGCGGTGCGGAGAGATGCAATTAGTTGAGAAGCGGATTCTGTACCAAGACCACTACCGGTAGCTGTGCGGGTATATGTTGTTATGCCAAGATAGAACGCAGTTCCACCAACAAAGGGGCTACTGAAATCAAGTGGGACAGCCATGCGGCCCCGCTACTTAGTCTAGTGAGAGGGTTAAAGAGGTGATCTGAAAAGTGTCACCGGCAGTAACGGAGGCAGAAGAAGACAAAGCCCCAGTCCACAAAGCATTACCTGCTGTTGAGGCATCCCAGAGTGACCAGTGCGTATACACTTCAGTAGCTGCGACAGTAGTCCATTCCAATGTTGCCGAAGAAGCAATAGCACCGGATGCGGCAGAAGCCCAAGATACAGCCTTGCGGGTTGTTTCCGTGGCTGCGCTACTAGTAGCTGCTTCGCCCGGATCTCCGGTGTGTAATTTTGCGTAAACCGTAGTTGGCATAGTCCATGCCGCCTTGCCGGTTGTGTGATCAAGAATCTTTAACTCAGCGTAATTGGAGATTGACATAGAAACCTTTCGTCATCATAAGTATACACCAGAGGTGGCCGAGGGTTTGACCCCCCGACCACCGCAGTGATACTACTTAGTTAGCGCCAATTGAAGATGAAGACTCAATGCGACGCAATGATGCTTCACGGAATCGGCCGTAGCCACCCAACCAGTACCAACCGATTGGATTGAAACGCATGAGCGAGTCAACCACTGGGCCTCGGCGGATCTGTGGAACAGGTCCGTTTCCATCAACAAAGGAGTATGCCTTTGCCAATGCTTGGCGACCCATGATGTAGGTGTCATAGACGTCTACTGATGCGTCACCATCGTCTGTGCGGACCTTGGTGCGAGGGGTCTCAATAAAGCGGACCGACTCGAACGTACCGATTTCACCTGTGTAGATGTTGGCGGTGTCCATGTTGACGTGTGGGGCGTTCCACGAGGCGTTGCCGGTCTCACGACGGAGATCGTACGAAACGTCTGGGTGGATAAAGCCGATGTAGTAACCGTTCCATGGGCTTACGTTTGCACCACGGAGGGCTGCTGTTACCTTGCGAACGTCGTTCGCTTCGATAATGTCATCTACTTCAACTGTTGCACGGCTTGATGGGCTTGTTGAACCGCCACCACCGTAAACGACGTTGGTTCCACCTGCAAGAACTTCACGGACAACTTCGTCCATTGAGCTTCCTGCGTTGTAACCAATGAGGTTTGCAGCAGCTGCATCAACGTCAAGGAACGCTGTTCCACGCAACTTGGCAGTTGTGTTGACAGTGCTACCGTATTCAGTCAATGTCACCGTTACGTTGGAGTCAGCCATTGCGACAGCTGTCACATCTGATGTTTCTGTAAGTGGTGTGGTTACTGTTGCCAATTCACTGAAGATCGTAAAGATCACCGAAGAACCGGTCATTGCTTGGTTTGTTGCTTGAACGTCTGCTGCTTGATCGAACAGGAGTTCTGAACGGAGAGCAAAATATGCTAACCGGTCGTATGCCGCTTGGTCTACGCCAAGTGACGATTGCTGGGTATATGCCACTGTATTTCCTTTTGGGTAGCCCCAGAAGGTAGTGCGCCTACTGGGGGGTTATTTTCTGGCTTGCTCTGCGTTGTATTGAGCCATGAGTTGATTCACTTCTTGCTCATTCTTAGCGTTAGCCATCTTTTCGTTCCAGTCTGTAACTGGTTCGAACTTTTCACCTTCCCGAGATGCGTTATTCACCCTTGACCAAGCTTGCTGTTCGGCTGCCTGG